CATGGGTACGATATAAATATCGGTGATGGAAGAATATCTATCTCTATGAATTTTGTCCCATCAAAATTCAAATCAGGACCATATACGTTTTCAATACAAAAATGACTTTACCATCAAGCGGACAAATTTCCTTGTCAGATCTAAGAACGGAATACACAAACTTAGGTTCACAAGGACAAGTTGCGATGAATGATTTTTATTATGGTTCTACACATGTACAGAAAAATACTTGCACTGATCAAGCTAGAGGTGATGCAAGTCATCCTACAAAAGCATCTCATTTTGATAATATTCCTGCTGTTGGTGCTGGGCAAATTAAATTATCTAATTTTTATAGTAAAGTTTATTATTACGCGAAGCAAGCAATCACACAGGTTAGTGGATCAAATGCATCAATTAATGTAAATGTCATTGAGGACGAAGCACTTAAAAAAAATAGTAATAATACCGTATTTTTTGTTGCATCAACAAATGGTGATTGTAAAGCAACTTCAACTGGAAATTATGCTTTAACAATTCCCCAAGGTGGTAGACCAAATACAACCTGCTATCTGATCAATGATCATGCCATTTATGGTAAAGGTGGTGATGGTGGTAATGGTGGTTCTAACGGAGGAGGCGGTGGAACTGGATTTTCTGTCGCCTCAAACATATATTTAAAAAATAATAATCGCATCCTTGGCGGAGGCGGCGGCGGTGGCGGAGGCGCCGCTAAAAGAAATACTTTTAATGAGTGTTATTGTTGTAGTCCAAGTAATACTTCTATTGGTGGATCTGGTGGAGGTGGTGGGAAGGGTGGAGGTGCCGGCGGTGGCGGCGGCGGAGCTATTCCATCAAACTTTCCAGCTGGTTCTGGTGGAAGCGGAAGTCCTGGAGATGAAAATACTAGTAGCGTTCCTGGATCAGGAGGCGGCGGCGGGGGTCGCTGTGGTGGATTTCCTCGTGGAACGATTTGTAGCGATGGTGGAGGATCTGGTGGTGGTTGGGGACAAGGAGGATCTCCCGCTCCTGGAGGCTCGGGAGGAGGAGCAGGAGATGCAATTCGCCGTAGAAGTGGTGCCTATTATGTGGTGGTGACAAGTGGAACAACGGCAGGAAGTACAGTTACGTTCTAATTTTGGTATTGGAATAGAACGAGAAATATATTCTCAACCGTATTTTTCATATCATTACGGTTATAGGGATTTATCTCAAATACCCATACGTTCCAGTAAGTCAAAGTTATATCAAATAGAAAACTTAATTAAAAAAAAATTTGCTAATATCAATTTTCAAATATTATTTTTAAATATTTCAAAGAGAGGAGTATTTGTTAATTTTGTTTTGAAGGATAGAGACAATTTTAATAGTCTGGGTATTATTCCCGTCCTAGAAACAAATTCATTTACTGCATTACTCGATACTATTGGTGGTAGTAATGTTCCTCATCGGGAAATATTTCCAAAAGCAAATTTAGATGAATTTAATATTGAAATTACCACCTTTAATATGACCAAAGAGATTATATCTAAGTTCAATCCGATTTTTTATTGTTTAGGTTTTGATGAATATGGTGGAAGACTAAATCCTAATACCATTCATATAGAACTATATCCACAAAATACTATTCAGGGTTCAAAGGAGTTTATAAATATTTTGAAGACTTATAGTATCAATACATCTCCGTTTGAAAAATATTTTTTAAACTTTAAAAGATTCTCTCATATTAAGTTTAAAATTGAAAATGGAGAAATTAAAAACATAAAATACTACAGATCAATTAACGTAAACATTCCAGAATTTTACTATGGATGAAACAACCGTATCTTATTATGATTCTCTTGCTGATGTAATTAACGAAAAATATCCACAAGGATATCAAATTGCTTTGATTAAAAATGAAGATTATGGATATCTTGGTCTTAGGGAGCAAAATTATCAATATTTGGCAGATTTGGGTGAATTAAGTCACAACTCTTTTGTTGCTGACATTGGATGCGGTAATGGACAATTTCATAAATTTTTAAAAACTCACCCGAACTATAAAAATTGTAGATATCTTGGTGTGGATTGTTGTGAAAAACAAATTTGCAATGCTGAAAACTCGGCAGAAAGTTATGCATCATCATTCTTTTGTAATGATATGAATGAAATGTTGATGGCTGAACCATATTTTGATGTCGTTTACTTTATTGAAAGTATGGGGTATACAACAAACCTTGATATTCTTGTTAAGACAATATCAGTTGGTCTTAAACTTGGTGGAAAAATAATTATTAAAAATCCAATCAAAGTTGTTCATGATGATGAATTGGATAAGAAATATCAAGAAAAGTTTGCCGATATGGCAAAAGAATATGGATACTGTGAGGATTCTCTTGGAATGCTTCCAAATAAAAGCACTATAGAAGAAATTTTCACTAATAATGGATTTGAAGTTGAAAGAATTGAGGTGCCAAATATTGATGTAATGACATATAATAAAACTTTTTGTGAAACTGAAGAATTTTGTGAAGCGCATCCATCATACATTAATCATATTCAAAAAAATGAATCACAAAATTATGCACCAAATGCCTATCATGAATGTATGGTGTTTGTATTTAAAAAAGTTACAGAAGCTATTAATCACGTCTCAGAACTTCCGTATATTAGCAAATCATATAATGAAGGTATTGAAAAATCTCAGATTGATCCAAACCATCCAAACGCTCCATATATGCAGAGATACTCTGAATATAGAGAGAAATACATTTCAGAGCATCCAGAACAAGCAGAGTTTGTTCAGACGCCTTGTGAAGAAAAAATATCTTATGATGGAAGTATCGTATCAACAAAGGTGTCTTTAAATACTGATACTACACCTGAGAGTATTGATATTACTGGTGATATAAATGTTACTGGCATTTCAACGGTAATTGGTGTTTCTAAGGTAACAGGAGACACGGTGTTTGTTGCAGAGTACGACTCATCTGGACAAATTCAAGACTCCAAAGAATCGGAATCTACAATATCATATGGAACATCATTCTCCAGTTCTTCGGTGGCAGAAGACACAACTTCAGATTCACGTGTTATTAATTTGAATGTAAGTTATGAAATCAACGACTCCCCAGAATAAACCTGTTTTAGATTTAGAATCTAATTATGTAAAAAGTTATTTTCAAAAGATCATTGATGTAACTCCAGATATTTTAAAACAAAACTTTACAGAAGTTCCAGAATATAAAGTTCCATCAAAATATGAGTATGGTGATTGGAGATTTCGTGTTATTAAGTCACCAACTGATGGGTTACAATTGAAAAACTTTTACAGTGATGCACTCAAAGAGATAGTTTTGGATGAAAATATTCCGACTGTAAGTCTGAATACTTTTGCCGCAAGCTCTGATATTAAAGAGCATGTTGATCCTCCATATTATGGAAAAAATCTTTGGAGGATACTAGTTCCTATCACTGCCGATAAAAGTTATATCACGGCAGAAAGTTTTGGAACTATAAAAGTTGAAGTTGGAAAACCATTTATTCTTGATTTTGTATATGATTCGCATAGTGGAACAAATAAATCTAAAGATGTTGATCTATGTTTTCTTTGTTTTGATATTCTTTACGAACATGATAGAGAATACATGGGATCTCATTTTACAAATGATCCGCTTTATTTGAAGGTTCTAAATATTGACATGGGAGCGTATGAGAAATTATGACGATTGATTTTTCTAGACCTTATTATGTTGAATATTATAATAAAATAACCGACTTGAAAGATCTCATATTAGATGAGTATTTTAATCCAAAAACAAATCTTAAAATCTCTTGGAACATTGATGATGATAGTGGATGTGTATTGTATGCTTTTAAAAAAATTCCAAAAGATGAAGCAACCATACCAAAAACTAAGTATTCGGCAAAATTGATTGAAAAGTTTGGACAGGATGACAATATTCTTGCATTTTCAAAAATAACAGTTCCATCTGGTCAACACGTCGGTGAACATGTTGATACAAAATATTGGCCAAAAGAATTTTTTAGAGCACATATTCCTCTAATGGATACTGAGGCAATGTTTTATTACGGGGATGAAGAAATAAACTGGAGAAAGGGAGAACTTTATTTCTTTGATGTAAGACATATAAGGCATTCTGCAAAGAATGATTCAGATAAAGATTTTGAATTTATTAGTATTGATATTTGCGTAGAAGATGCATAATAATACATTTGCAGATTTATACTCTAGATTTAATAATTTAGAATATAGAGAAAAGTTTAATAACGAATATGTTGAAATGTTATCTGAAATTAGAAATAACAAATTTAATTTAAATATGGATAGTTATGTAAAAGTTTATACACAGGTTATAAAACCTGAAATTTGTGACGAGTTTTCTGAAAAAATCAAAAATGAGAAACAAAAGAATAGTTTTAACAGTCCAATGACTGATTTATTGAGAATAGGAAAATATGTTAATGTTTATGCATCTGATGCAAAATTTAAAGATTTTTCAAAGAAAGTAATTGTAGATATTTCGACAGAGATTACTAGTAAATATGTAAAAGATGTAAGACCTTTTTATTATGCTTATGGAGATAAATTAAGTACAAGTGATGCACATATTTTAGATTATTCTAAAGATGATTTTTTTAGAATACATCATGATCATTATGCAGAGTCACTCAATTTTTCTAGATTGTTAACTGTTTGTGCATATTTAAATGATGATTATGAAGGTGGATATTTAGAGTTTCCTTCTATCGGTAAAACGTACAGATTTAAAAAAGGAGATGTGATTATTTTTCCCAGCAATTGGATGTATTATCATGGAGTTACCCCTATAACTTCTGGTAATAGATATACGATTGTATTTTGGTTGGGCATTGACAATAATGAATTATGACTTACTATCTTTTTGAAAGAGATTTAACATCTAATCACGTTTCATATCATTACTGCTTCTTAAAATATGAAAACGTTCAATTTAATAATAAATCAAAAATACAAGAAGATTATAAGTATCTTTACAATATTTTGTCTAATAATTTAAAAGATATTAAGACTTTACCATCTTTTCACAAGGCTATTACACCACAAAATAAATTTATAGAGTCTTCATATTTTCATTTGTCCGTAAATGCTATTAATGAACAAGAATATAAACTAATAAACAAAATTTTTGGATTAAACACAAATTACAAATATAGTTATTTTACAAAGTTAATTTCTGATATTGGCAAAGAAACTTCTTTTAAGTGTGGGTTCTTACTGAATGAGTTTAGTAAAATTAATCACAAGATGAAAGAAGAAGCATTAGATTTGGCGAAGTCGGTTGGCGGAAGTAACTATAATATTCTATACGCTTTTGATTTTGATTCTGCTGGAAATGTTATCGAAGACAACATAAACGTTGAGATACTTCCAAATTATTCTAAAGAAACTTTTGTATCAATCAAAAATGTTCTTTATAAAAAATTTTCACACATGAATGCTGAATATTTGGAAAAATATGAAAAAATGTTTGATGGATATGCACCGTCAAAGTTTCACTTTCACTTTAAAGTGAAATTACATGCCGATAATAAACCAATAATTAAATTTTATAGAACGTATAATTCAACTAACCCATACATTCAATAAATAAAAATAAAAATGGCAGATACTATTGAATATTATAATACGATAGCACCATTATTATCAAATGATAGTAGGCACTACTATAATGGAGCACTTTTAGTAGATTTAGACTCTGATCCAGAAACATTCATTGATCAGGACGTAGATAACATTATTAAATTGGCTAAAATGGGTAAACGTGTATTGGAATGTGGTTGTGGAGGTGGATATTTCTTTAAAAGATTAAAAGAAAAGAAACCAACAATATCTTATTATGGTATAGACTTATCCGAAGAGCAAATCAAATGTGCAAAGGCAAATAATCCAAAACACGAAGATCGATTTCAAGTAGCAAGTTGGGATAATATTCCTTTTGATGATGAATATTTTGACTGTATTATCTTTTTAGAAACAATTGGATACGCACAAGATGTTGATAGATTGATTTCTGAATGTCATAGAGTTTTAAAACCTGGCGGGAGATTGTTTAGTAAACACCCAGGATCTACACTTCCAGAAGTCATGTCTGAGTTGGATAAGAAAGTTAGATATGATAAAGTGTTTGAGTTATCGAAGCAATCTTCAATGAAAGCTGATATTGAAAGATATACTCAATATATGAGAGACTCTACTTCAGAGGATACTTACAATTTAAGCACTGGTAAAAGAATTAATATCCCAAATTATTGGTCAGAATTCAATCCATTTAATTCTCTAATTAAAGTTTCACAGGACTATGGATACTCCGAAGATAGTTTAGGAATGTTGATGAATGTTCCTGCATTTATTGCTAAATTAGAGCAAAATAACTTTACAGTTCCTAATGGATATTCAATCCCACCTACAGATTCATCTCTTCACCTAAAAACTTTTCTAATCGAAGAAGTTCACAACTTATTTGTAATTCACAAAGGAAATAATTCAAATATTTCTTTAAGATTTAAAAACGGAACCGCTCAAAAGTTCTGGGAAGAAGCAATAAATCAACTGGATAATCCTGGTTTACAGTTGTATGACATTTTGACTCCTCTTGGTCGAGAGCATATTAATCTGATGAATTTTATGTTCTATAACGTTTTTTCTCTTAAAGAAGATTTGAATGTAGAATATCAGAAAGCATCTTCATCCAGACAAGATGCTGCTTCTCCTTGCATTATTTTTACCGCAAATAAAAATGATTCAAACTGAAATGCAATAAATAGTAAAAAAATCCATGTAAGATGGCGAATATCAGGAAGCAGTTTAATTTTCGTAATGGCGTTCAAGTTGATGATGATAACTTAATTGTAACCTCTACTGGGTTAGTTGGAATTGGAACATCGATTCCAAACGAAGCTCTGGATGTTCGTGGTAACGCTAAAGTTGTTGGAGTTCTAACTGCTACTCAATTAAATGCCGAAACTCTAGTAGTTCCGCAAAGCACCCTATCAAATATTACACTCACTGGATCCATAATTGG